TGCTGTGCAGGACTAAATCCAGCTAATTGAAAATCAGGTAATGCAGGTGCACTACCTGCATAGTCTCCAACATTTTTAATAAGGTCTGTGTAAGCTTTTTGTATATACTCAGGAGGTAGATTTTGGATTACTTGTGACTCAGCCATAATTTACACTCCCGTTTTCTGCGCCTTTAAAATCATAACCCATTTTATCAGCTATTTTTTTAGTTTGGCTTCTTAATTGATTCATCATGTCGTGACCTTTTTCGGTGTCTCCTCCGCCCATCGCATATAAAGTATACTCCGGTATAATATGTTCATTATTACTTACCAACATATCGCTTGTTTGTCCTGTGTTTTTATCAACTATCTTTCCTGGTATAATATCTTCACGGCCGGTGCCAGGGCCCATGATTTCTCCGCCATAATTAAATTTAGCAATACCACCTTCAGCAGCTTTCATTTGTCCTGCTTTTTCCATTACCATTTGTACTGCTTGTTGATATTGTTCTTGTGAAAGTTCTCCCGCTTCTTTCATCATAGTTAATTGTTCAATATACATTTCTAATTCTTCTAGAGATAATATTCCTGATTCTTGCATTACACCTTGTGCACTTGGTAAGTTAGGATTAGGAACAATCATTTGTTCCATTGGAGGATTATCTCTTCCCCCATCGGCAAATGCCATAACTCCACCATTTTTATTTCCCCATCCTGCTCCAATGCTATTTAAATATCCATAGATAGAAGAACTCGGTATTGGAGAATAGCTATTATATAAGTTAGCATATTTTTGATTAATATTTTTTAAAGGATCTGTAGCTGCATTGTATTTATATTCTTTTGGAATTGCATCTTCTGGAATTGGTGGTTCGTCAAACAAACCTCCTGCGTAAGCAAGACCTGTTCCTAGTCCAACTAATGGAAGATAATCCATCATTCCTTTCTCTTTTATTGCAGTGTCAAAAATGTTTCCACCTTTACCAATCAGTGGATTCATATTTGCAAAAACACCTTTGTTTAAAAAACCTTTGTTTGCAAGATTTTGTGCAACTTTATCTGAGAAAAAATGTTCTCGTCCAAATCCTGTATTAAATAATGGGTTTTCGGCTCCAAACATTTTGCCACCCATGTAGCCACCGAGGCCACCCATCATGGCGCCTTTCATTCCTCCGCCACCCATACCACCAAGTAAAGCACCTATACCTGCTGCAGCCATTGGATTTAATCCAAAAGCGCCAGCTACAAGCCCTGCATATGGGGCAGCTTTCTTGGCAAATGATTTGACCTTTTTTATTAGATTTTTAAACATATCTCCTATTGCAATTATGAATTGTCTTATTTTCAGCAAGGAGGCTAGACTTGTGCATTATGCCTATTTAATCATACAATTATAGTCAAAATATTGGTATAACACAAGAGCTATAATGTCTAGTACAGAAAAGTTTGATATTGATAAATGCCCTATGGTTCGTATAACATGGCTTGATGCCAGAGATACGGAGACAGGCTGGCTGTCAATTAAAGAAATGAAAGATGCTCCTTTAGCTTTATGTCAAGAAGTTGGTTGGATGATAGTAGAAAACAAAGAAAAAGTAGTCATTATGCGTTCATGGTGTAGAGACAAAGATGATAATCATGGAGGAGGAGCAATAGCTATACCTCGTGGTTGGGTAACAAAAATAGAATATTTGGAGGTTAGTTATGGCCGAGGAAATTACCATTAGTAATGTTTTTTCTAAAAACATATATAAAACACATTTAAAAAATCACAAATCAATCAATAAAAAGATAAAACCTTTAGTAGAATATTTCGTTAAAGCAAAACCAGGTAGTGTTGCAGCTACTACAGATGTAGAAGGTAATACAAATTTTACAGATCTGAATGATGCTAAAGATAATTTACATTTAGATAAAGATTATGATGATTTGTTTAAACCTTTATGCAAACATATTAATTCTTTTTTAAAAGTTAAAGGATATAATTTAGATAAGTTTGATGCTCATTTTACAAAAGCATGGGCCACATATACGACACAAAATCAACACATAGCATCACATAAACATACAGCTAGTCACTTTAGTTGTGTCTATTATGTTCACAATGAGGACATGGGTAATGTAAGATTTGAAGAAGAACTGGCCGCACAAACAGGTTTATTTATTCCACCAACCGATCAATATATAAAAGAATGGAATCAATTTAATTTTGCTAGTTATATCTTTCCAGTTAAAACTGGAGACTTTGTAATTTTTCCTAGTATATTATTACATCAAACAGAAACTAACTTGAAACCTGATCCAAGAATTAGTATTAGTGGAGATATAATTTTAACAATGAAAAAGGGTGTTAGTACCGAACATTGTTTACCTCATCCAGATATGTGGAGAATTACATGACAGAATTAGTATTACTTATAATAATTTTAGCAGTTGTTATATTCATTGCCTTTATGGTATTGGTCCAGGGGCAGCAGATTCATGACCTGTTAAAAAAGAAATAATGTCAAGGAAACAATTATAAAAAGTTTTCTTGCAAATAAGTTTTTAAACTCGTAAAGTGATCCTTACCCCAAAAATTTAAATAAGGAGATATTATGACACAAGAAGAGGCATCTGCATCAATCGCTTACCTAGCAGACAAATTAGCAAACTACCACAGCAGACTTATGACTGTAGAACGAGAATTAGCAAATCATAAAAAAGATTGTAAGTGTCATGATAAGGAAGAATCTCAAGTAATGATTTCTAGCGAACCAGAAGAATGTGAAATGTGTAGTGCTTAGTCGTTTTTGGTTTGACCAAAAACATCAGGTAATTTAACAACTTTTATTTCAACATTTTGTTCTATATCATCTTCAGTTGTGTCAGTAGATGGATTATCAACATCTGCTTTTGCATGATCCTCTGAATCATAATCGTTTCCTGTTTTCTTATTTTTTATTTCAACATGTACTTCAGGTTGAATAATAGGAATTTCTTGGCCTTCTGCCATATATGTCCCAACTTGCTTTGATTCTTGTACTTTTTTAAATGTCATTGTGTTATCTCCATTAAACTTACTAATATTTTTACTGCACCTGTTAATTTAATTGCATCAGCTTCTTCTAATACAATAGGTTGAGTTAAAACTTCTGTTTCTGCTCCATCAGCTAAACTGTCTTTATAAAGTTCTATTTCTAAACTACTATTACTACTATCCAACATAGTTACTGTTGTTGTAATAGCTCCTCCTGATTGATTAGACAACTTAATGCTTTTTACTAAAGCAGTTGTTGGTAAAATAGGGGGTTGACTATTTTGATCAGCTGTAGGAACAGTGTATATTGTTCCTGTAGCACTACCAGATCTACTAATAAAAGAATCAGCCAAAGAACCACGTCCTTGCTGTAGATTCGTCTTTTAAATCTTGTTGATAACCAAAATTTAATTGTTGAATCACTTGTTCTAATAACCTTATTAATACATCAAACTGAGTTTGATTATATTCAGGGGTTGCATTAGGTAATCTAGTTGTACTTATTTTTGACATTATCTACCTCCATCTGGTTGAACATCCAAACGTAAAGTTCCAAATCTCCAGTTGTCTCCAATTGCATCACTTTTAATAGTTAGTTGTCCTTGTCTACCTCTCCCCCTTATATCAAATTTGGTAGTAGTTGTCGATATAGTTGAAGTTTTAGTTATTGAAGTAGAAGATGCAGGATAAGTTTTAAATTTAAGTTCTACATCAACAGTACCTGCTAGATTTTGAAAATCTGGAATTCCTCTTCCTATATGAAGTAGTTCTTGTCCATCTTGAATATCAAAATCACCTGAAGTAACATGAGCATCTAAAGCTGCTCCATCAGCATCAAATCCATATTCTTGTATAAAGAAAGTAGAAGCTCCTGCTGTTAATCCTAAAATACTAGGAGTAGTAGCAGTTGCTGTTGTAGAATATTCGGTAGCGTAAGGATATTCATAAACTCCATAATCCACCCATGCTGTTCTAGCTAAAGTTCCAATAGACCAAGAATTTTCTAAATAATTTAAACTTACATATCTATCTATTTGTTGTGCATTAAGACTACAATAAAACCAAGTAATTTCATTTTTTTCTGAATTAAGACCACAATAGGTTTCTGGTTGTGTAGTTATATTAAAATCACTAAATACATAATCTTGAACACTACATGGTATTTTTTTAACTGCACCATCAAACATATAGAAAGAATTTTGAGACATCCAATAAGTAATACCATTAACATCTTTAACACAATGATTTGAAACTGCCCCACAGTTAGCTCCAATTTGATTTAATGAAAAAGTAAAAGGAGGACCAACAAATTGCATTCCATGCAATGAAGTATCAGTCCATACTAATATAGCTCCTCTAGATCTAGCGGCTGCCATAATTTTAGAACCATCTTGAATTCTAAAAGAACCAGATGTGTTTGTTGCTTTTGGTGTCCATGTGTTATAATCTTCTTGAGAAGAAAAACGTAAAAATAAAGGATCAGCGGTTCCTGATGAACCAATAGTTGTTTCAGTACCAAATAAAAATACATGTCGGTCCGTCGGAGAAACTAAAGTAAATCTTGAAACAGTTGGTGCATTACTAATAATAGCAGCAGGTGTACCTGTACCAACAGATGTATCCCATCTATATGTTCCACCTCCACTAACAGTAGCAATTAAATCCTCACCAAAATTATCAAAAGACCATTGTCTACCATCAATTGTAACAGTCGATGTAGATCTAGGTGTGTTCCATGTGCTAGTATTCCATGTTCCTGTTCCCCATCCATAACCATAAGCAGAAGCTGCTAAACCAATATTAATATCATAAGTTGCTGTAACCGATCCACCTCCTGTTGAAGCACCAGAAGCTGTAGAACCCGTATAAGTTACTTTATAGGTATTGGCATCAACATAAGTTGTAATTTCAAATTCTTTGTTCATGTCAAGACCATTAATTGTAGAAGCTCCACTAAATGTTACAAAATCTCCAGCTTGTGCGCCGTGTCCTGTGTCTACTACTGTAACAACTGCACTTGCATTTATGGTTGTAAAAGGATTTGTTAAAGTTCCACTTGTTCTTCTTATTGGAGTAATATCATAAGCTGCTCCTTCAGAATAAACATAAAGTTTTCTATCTGTGCCAAGGGCCATGTATCGTATACCATCAAGGTCTGACCAAGCATGCATATCACGAACAACACCAATTAATGTTTCAGCAATAAGTTTAGACCAACCACCAATCTTTTCTGGTAATCCATATCTAAAACGAACCATATCAGAATCAGTCCAACGACCTTCTGCACCATATTCCGTATTTTGTTTATCTATTCCCGGAGCAAATTGAATTTTAGTAAGCATTAAGCAATCCTCAAAAATCTATAATATACTTCACCAGCACCACCAGCACCGCCTAAAGAAGATCCAGGTTCAGTTCCACCGCCGCCACCGCCTCCTCCACGAGATCCAGCGCCGCCTGCAGTGCTACCATTTGTTCCGCTTGTTCCGCCAGTACCTGAAAGACCACTATAAGAAGAACCACCAACACCACCACCAATAGTACAGTTATCACCACCACAGTTTCCAGGATTAGTTCCTGCTACTCCTGCTCCTGCTGAATTAAAAGAACCTACGGGCCCTGAAGTAAATGTTGTAATATTAAGACCATCGGTTGTTGTTCCTGTTGTAAGTCTGGTTGCTAATGTTCCAAGAGCTCCGCCTGTGCTTGCGGTATTAGTACGAAGAGGACCTGCAACCCCACCTCCTGATACAGAAGCAGAGCCTCCACCATTTAAAGTAAGAATAGCTCCTGTTGTTGATCCGGTAACAGTAGTATTTCCACCAGCTCCTGATGTTCCTGAATATGTTCCTGATCCTGCAGCACCTCCTGCTCCTACAGTTATAGTTAAAGTTTCACCACCAGTTACACTAAATACTACATCGGATAAATAAGCTCCTGATGCTCCTGCCGGTCCGGCAGATTCACCACCTGCTTTATCATAATCTGCTCCTCGCATACCTCCAGATCCAGCTCCAACAGCATACTCAAAATGTATAGCATTTGCTCCTGACGGAACGGCTACTGATCCAACAGCAGATGAATAACTTGTAGTGTTGAAAAGTGTATAAACTTCTTCCCAGCTTCCTCCAGTTTTAATGTAACCATTTAAAACAGTTTTATTAGTAAAAGAAGTACCATCTCTGACGTAGAGTTCTGATGTTTCACGCCATGTTCCACCATCTTTAACGTAAACTCCCATGGCTTATTACGAATATTTATACCAAACGTCTCCATCGGATCCGCCACTCGGTGCTGATGTACTTACGGTTCTAGTTCCATTTCCATTTGTTCCTAAGGTAGCGGAGACAAAACCTTGTACGTCAACTCCAATTTCTACACCTAGATTATCTCTCGAGGTGGCAACTGCAGCAACATCACTCAAGTTGCTTGATTCTTGAAGAACACCTGTAACAGCTGTCCCTGAAAATTTATATCTAATTGATTCATAAGTTGCCATATTACTTCTCCATTAATTTCCAACCATAAGTTACGCCTGAGTATACTAAAGCAAAAGCTGCATCTTCGGTTGCTACTGTTAAATTATTTGTATCATTATTAATCTTTTTACCATTAGGATTAATAGTTAAATTATGTGTATCAAAAGAACTAGCTAAATCAATAAATCTTATTTGATCTCCTGTTGAAGGAGCGGCCGGTAAAGTAATTGTAAAAGCACCTCCTGAAGTATTACAAAAAATATTATCACCAGGAAAAGCTGTGTAGGTTCCAGTTTTAGTTAACCAATCTGTTCCTAAAGTAGAAACATTATACCAATTAGTACCATCGGTTGCTACAAAAACACTTGTACTTGGTTGAAGAACATATGTGTTTCCTCCTCCACCAAGACGCATAGTAATAGTATAAGCTGCACTATCATTTCTTAAAAAATATGTTTTTTGTGTAGCCGCTACTTGAATAATAAAATTAGATCCATGACCTGTAAATATAATTGCTGATTGTCTGTTTTCATTATCTGATTGAGCTGAGCTAATTGAATTGTTTACTGTTAAAACATAAGGACTAGAGGCTGCAGATAGATTTTTTGTGTAAACCCCTGTAATTGAATATTCTAGACCATATTGTAAATTATTATTAGTGGTATTACCCCAAGCATTTGCTTGATCTCCCGAACCAATAAGTTCAAGTTGTAATAATGATGAATAAGTTGATGTCATAATCTCCTAAGCCGCCTGATTCCATGTCATTGTAGCAGAATCATCAACTTCTGTCCATGTTGAAGTTTCAGAATCATCTACTTCTGTCCAAGTATAAACTGCAGAACTAGTAGAAGAAACTATATTCATTTGGAATCCAGTAACAGATACATCACCATTCATCTGTAAAGTAACATTTCCTAATTCTGTTGAAATAAGAGTTAGAGGAGTTAAAAGAACATTGGCATTGGTATTAACTACCACCCCACTATTATTTAAAGTGGTTGTAATTGGTTGTCCTGTAACGGAAATATTTACATTTTGTACGGCTACAACAGTTACCCCACTATTATTTAAAGTAGTTTGAATAGGTAAACCTGCTGGTTGAGGATTAGTGGAACTTAAAGCGGTCGCTGTTCCTTGCGTAAGAGTAAGACCTTGCCCTGTAACATTAATATTTGGTGAATCAACAACAATTGATTCTTCTCCTAAATCTAAATTTAATGGTAAACCAGAAAGAGTAATTTCGGCGTTACCACCTGCGGATACCCCTGAGCCACCACTCGTAATAGAAAATGGTAAACCTGTTACACTAACATTTGGATTTTGAATTGCAGTAATGCTAGCTGTACCTGTAACCGAAGTTAAAGGTAAACCACTAACGGCTACATTAGCATGTATAGAGGCCTGAGAAGCGAAAGCGGTCTCAGCAAAACTTGCTCCCGCAAAAGACATTATGCAGGTTTATCCCAAATTGAATGTTTAAAAGTTATATTAGGAGCAGTTCCTTGTGTTTCTAACAAAACGTCATACTGTTCCTCTGTTGTATTATTTTGAGGTAGGTCTCTCCACTCTTGTCTGCGAGTTTTCATTGCATCACTCATAGTTTGATCCGAAGCACCTAAATAATCTGTTTCTTGTAATTTTTTATTTCTCATTGCTCGTATTTGTTTCAGTTTATTTTCTACTCTTGTTGCATTAAAATCTGCTTGTATTTGATTGTATTCTGCTTGTTCTTCAGCAGTCATTTCTCTATTTATTCCATTTATATTTATCTGTACCATATTAACTATTCGCTATTCCATAGACTCTAAAGTAGCCTGATTTTATATTATCTCCACTAGGAAAAAATGTTATTCCATCTATAGCTTGATCAGCTAAATACTGACCTACTGCCATATTACGTTGAGTATAACCACTGTAGTTTTGAGATACATTATCAATAAGCATTGTTTTATACTCATCACTTTTATTCATATCAAAAAGAGTAATAGTACCAGCACAAGTTTTTAAATTAGCAGAATTACTTAATGCTTGTCCTCCAACTTGAATACTACTTGCGTTATTACTATTATCACCAGAATAACTTAAATTTCCTGCTGAAGTAACTTGTGTATCAAAATAAGCAAGTGATGTATGATAGTCACTTCCAGTAACAGTACTACCTCCATGTCTTACTCTAGTTAATAATTTTCTATCATTTGAGCCACTGATAATTGTAATACCAAAAACAATTAAATAGTTTTGATAGGTAGAAGAAAAAACACTATCTGCTGTTAAAGCAGCAACTTCACTCGTTGATGATGTACCGCCAACATAAACTAATCCAGCATTATCTGCAGCACTAGCTAAAGTAGTTGTGCCAGTAAACTTTAAGAACTGATCTGTAGTACCAGAGGTTATTCCAATACCACCGTTAGCTACACCAAGCGTACCTGTAGTGTTAGTAGATAAATTTACTGATTGATTTGGTCCTAGTCTAGTTAGTGCCATTATGCACTCCCACTAATTTTAAATGCACTAAAGTAACTACCATATTTAAAAAATTGAGGAGTGCTACTTGTGTCATTTGCTGCTGCATACACTTCGTAATAATCATCATCATCAGCTGTATCACAAACATTTAAAGTTACTGGTGCTTGTCTTACATAATTACTAACAAAATTAAAAATTACTCCATCTGATTGTGATGATAAAATACTACCATTTTTATATAATTTAACATGCATTGCATATAATTCTGAAGAGCCTTGTGAATCGCCAACAACTTGTATTTGAAATTGGTAATTACCTGCAACACCAGGAGTAAATTTATAATTGGTGGTATCATATGTTCCACTTGTTGCAAAATCAGTTGTATCAAAAGCAACTTTAGTATTTACATTATCCCCTACTGATTGATGTGCAGACATTCTTGCAGTAAAAGATGGATTGTTAGCTTCACCAAACCCAGTAGCCGTTCCACTATTAACAATTGTTGCCCCTGAAGGAATTGTAACTGTTGTACTTGCTCCACCTAGAGTTAAATTTGCTCCTGCAGTTAAAGTAAACGTATCACCTGAGTCGCCAATTGTACCAACGGTACCTGACGCTGGTGACCATTTATCTGCTTTTATTTCACTTGTCATACTAATTTAAATCCTCCAAAATTTGTTTTGGTATCTGAATCAGATTTTAAAGTTATAGTTCCACTACCTGTACCAGGTAAAACTTTTGCTTGAACATAATCTGATGAGCCATTCAAATCTACTATGGCTACTGCTGTGTTACCTAATCTTGAGCCACTACTATTAGTTAAAAGGTTTTCGGTTGAAACTATTGTAGTAGAGTTTTTAACAATATAAGTCAAACAATATTTAGCTTCACCTGCACTCATATTACATTGCGCGTAAGTATATATATAATATTTACCTGCTGTTTGAGGTGTAAATTTATAGGTGCTTGTTGAATAGGCACTTCCTAAATTAAAAGTTGTATTATCACATGGTGTTACTATTAAAGTATCATGAGAAATAGTTGTATCAGCACTTAATGTTGCATGAAACAAAGGTTCACTTGATGCCGCAGCATACGTTGCTCCTGCAAGATTAATCGTGTCCCCTGTTGTTCCAATATTAATCGTGTCCCCCGACTCACCAATCGTGATTGACGATCCAGACTGCTTGATGATTTCGTTTACTTTAAGTTGTGATACCATTAATCATCCTCCTGTATTGTATTACCATCTGCTACCCATTTAAGAATTTCTTGGTAGTCTATGTTATCTTCGTTTTTTGGTACAGTTATAATTTCACTATTTGATAATGTTACTTGATAAGTATTATCAAAAACCCCACTAGCTTTATTTTTCTTTACATTTGTTATATTATTAATATCTATCATAATTCACTTTCCGCTTTCCAAGTACCATTAGAACTTCTACCATCGCCACCTAAATCACTACTATTAGTTGTAAATCCTTGCGATGAAATTGATGTTCCAGAAATAGAAACATCTGTGGCAGCATTAGTTCTCCATGTGCCTGTTGCTCCATCATTTCCATTATAAAAAGTCATTGTTGGTGCGGCTCTTTTGTAAGTATTATAAGATATTGGAAAATATAAAGGGTGAGAGCCAGAAGTCATATCCATTATTACACAAGAATTAACCCCGCTTGTATAAGTAGCTCCATAATCACTAGAAAACTCTAAGTATCTTTGACATCTTAATAAATTATCTCCAAAACTTTCATGTTGAAAAGGTGGTATAGTTGCTGATGTGTAAGTACCTACTTCAGCCTGTATTCCCGTAATAGCCCAGTCATTCGATGTGCTGTCATTAATAGCTAAATTGTTTGCTGCCACGTCAGCATCTATTCTTGCTTCCCAAGCCGTTGGAGCCGTTCCACTACTATACGTAGATCCTCCACCAAGCGGCCATTCAAACCTAAATCCTGTACCATTATCATTATTCATCGGATAGGATGTTTCCATTGGAAATGTCACTACCTTTTTTTCCCATGTATCACCACTTGAAATTGTATAAAGTGCGCAAACCATTCTGTCATTATCATCATCTCTTAAATTAACCTGGGCCGTTCCTGTCTTGTTTGATTTTACCCAAAAAGAAAGTGTCATAACTGTAGCACTTGTTGTTCCTTTTTTCCAAGCCAAACAGTCCTGTGCCTCTGATTTATATTGAAACCAAAAATAATCTCCAGCTGCTGGACTTGCTTGTGCTGTTGTACAATCTATCCGTGCAGCCATTTTAAAGCCTGCATTAAAAGCATCTCCACTTGTCAGTGCTTCCTGTGTCGAAGTGTAAACGCCAATAGAACCAGTTTGAAAAGAAAATCTATCTACTGGATAAGCATCATTGTTTGTATCGGGTTGAGAAAAAGAAGTTCCACGTTGGGCCACGGCCATCGAACCATTTATAAAGAATGGCTTTGCATTAGGTCTATAGTTTGTAAAATTATTTGCAGTTCCACTATTCGTAATAGTTGCTCCTGAAGGCACCGTTATGGTGTCACCTGACTCCCCAACTTGAATTGCGGTTCCCCCAGAAACTGGTGTAATTTTATTTACTTCAATTGTGCTCATACTATTACAAACGTTGCTCCTGTTGGTACGGTTAAAGTTTTGCCAGACTGTACCGTGAATGGCCCAGCTACAAGTGCATTATCACTTGCTGCTAGCGTTAAATTTTGTGTCAAGGTCTGTACGTTTCTATACACACCGTTGATTGTTGTTAACTTATCATAGGATATACTAGAATCAGCTGGAGTTCCAGCATCAAAACTATTTCCTAATAAAATTCCAAAGAATGTATCAGTAGCTGCGGGAGGCGCTGTAAAGGCAATACTGGATCTAGTTGATCCAAAAGTAAATGCACTGTTAGGCTCCTGAATTACTCCTGATATAGAAATAATACATTGATTTAATGATGCCATCTCCACGGTGCTTCCACCTACTTGAAGAGTGAAATCAGTATTAGATCCATTAAAAGAAGAGCTAATATCATCGAGCTTCTCGAACGCGCCAAATGCTAATCCTGGGCCTATATATGCCATCTAACCTCCATTTGCTGCATCCCATGCATCTTGCAGCTCCTTTAATTTAGTTGTTAATGTTGCTTCAGTTGGTTTTGTATAAATAGTATCAATCATTCCTGTTTCATGCACATTACCTTCATAGTTTTGATCCCATATTTTAGGATGTATAATTAAATTAGCATAAACTTTATTTTTACTATCGGTCCATCCAAACCAATTACCTTTGCCTAAGGTTACTAAAGCATCCTCAATGTGATCTGGTCTGCCATTACTATCTGTCATTTTATGTAGCTCCTAATCTTGTAAATGTTACCCAACATAAATTTAATGAAGTACTACCTTTACAGGTTCCAACGCTTCCCTCATTATCAAAGAAAAATTTTACTTTA